CTGCGATGTCGATTAGCGACTGTTCTAATGAAGTTTCGTTAAGATCCGCCTGAGTAGACAAAGTATTTTTAAAAGTACCTGCTACTGTAGGGTGAGACGTGTTAAACAAGCTAACACCGTCGCCTGAATCAAAACCATCCGTTGAAGGAAGTCCTTGAATTAAAGGCTCAACAGCTTTTACCTGTTTAGCATTACTCATAGATCTTGCTAAAGCTTTTGTATATCTAGACGCAAGTCTGTCATACAAATTGTCCTCAATCGCTTCTTCAGTGATTGCGAACGCTAAAGCCACTGTCTCGTGAGTGTATCTAGCTGTGAAAGTTTCTTGTGCATCGTCAAAAGATACGCCTGCACCTTCAGCTTTCACTTGTGCGTTTCCGAAACCAGATAACATTACTTCTTCTTCAAAAGCTCTGTCACTGTTTTCGTTGGTATAAATTTCAGCATGCTGATTTTCATACCTTTTGTATTCCAAGCCGAATAGTGCATTCAGACCTGGCTCTAGTTCTTTAACTAGTTGTGATCGTGATATTGCCATGTTTTATCTCCTATTCTAGCTATTACGATTGTAGCTCAATTAGATTAGCAACTACTACTACAGATGCAAAAGCTGCAGAAATATCCTCGTTTTCAGGATCTTCAGCAGATCTTAACAATCTCCACGAAGCTGCGTCCGCGCTAGTGTCTCCGATATCTAATGTCGCTGAAGACTTACCAGTAGTTGTACTACCAGCTGAAGTATTCATGTCATAAGTTTCTAAGAAACCAGCTTGTGCCACAGTTGCGTCTGTTGCTACTACATATTGTTGTTGAGGGTTATCGAATACAAATGCATCGATATCTTCTGAGTTTGCCGGTGTTACTTGAACGTAATGATTCGAAAACGTCGGTTTTAAAGTTGTTGCCGCGTTGTAGAAGATTCCGTTAAGCACGCCTAAGATAGGAGTATCAGTTCCTTGTCCTTCGACGATGTAACCAGCACTAGAAGCTACAGCACCATTTTGATAAATGGTAGTTGCATAACCCGCATCGATTTTGTATTTACCTTGACCAGAAGTCGCTGGAGTTGATCCAAGCGTTCCTGCAGGCACTAATCCAAAACCTTGAGTGTTTCTATTTGCCATAGTTGTTTCCTTTACAATGTACCTGCCCCGAAGGGCCTCCAGTACGGTTTATATTAATCAGTGATATTTAAAATTACTTTTTCGTACCACCGAAGGTTACACGAGATTGCCTTTCAATATTGATAGGCATTCTACTATCCTGCTCCTTCATTAAATCGTTTGCTACTGCTTCGCTTCGATCCTTATGACGATTTGCCATATAATCTTGTCTCTGCTGCGCGATCTCTTCAGGTACCTTTGCAAGCAAAAGGCCACCGACCCCAATCACTCCCTTGTATTTCCCGTCTTCGAGAACTGGATAATCAGCTGCGTTTTCGACTTCTTCGGCACGAACTAATTCATAACCTTCTCTAATTCGTCCAGTTATGTTTTTCGTATCTTGAAATCCTACGACTTCAGCTCTAATCCATCTATACCTGAATCCATCAGGTGCAGGGGGTGCATCTAGAGAAGATGGTGGAACCCACACTTTAGGTCTTTCAGACTTTGACCGTGTTTGGTTCGCACGAGAAGTATTTTTTTGGTCTTTTTTCATGTTACGCTCCTTCCGTGTTTTTTAATTGTTTTGCGTACTCTTCGAGTGGCACTCCTAATTTTTTAGCTATTGCTACTTGTGAGGAAGTGAGTCTCACTTGTTTGCGACCAGGCTTTACGCTTCTTGAAGCAGAAGCCACTGTCTGAACAGGGGTGGTCGTTTGCTTTGTATCAGTTTTACCAAATTTATGCGGGAAGTCAACTCGTATTCTCTTATCAACTTCTGCATAATACTCATCAGAGTTAGGATCATAACCTTCTCGTTCGGTTAAATCCTTATGTATCTCAAAAGCAGTATAAGTCATTGCTCTATCTCTACCAAACCATGAGTTTTTTGAAGCCCATTGTTCAGCTCTAGGATCTGGATTGATTGGATCATCCATAGCTGGTTGACTTGTAGGTCCACCTTGAGAAAGATTTACAGGTTTCTCTGCCTGTGGTTTTGCTTCTCTACCTTCTTTAGCTGCATCAAGCTTTGCATTCTCAAACGCGAGTGTTGCAATTCTTTTGTTAGCTTCAACTTGAGCTTTCGCATCACCAGCTTCAATAGCTGCTGCTAATTCTTTTTGTGCAGCTTCTAGTCCTGATGAAATTGTTGTCTCAAATTTTTTAATATAATCAGCATCAGTTTTTTCAAATCTTTTTTCTAATGCTAATCTTTTATCTTCTACAGCTTTTGCATATTCAACAGCAGCTTGTTCCCGTCTTTCTGCTTCTCTCATCTTACGAGTTAGTTTCGCAATACGAGCTTGTACACCTTTACTGTAGTCTTCTAATTTATCATCATCCTTTTTTTCGTCTAACTTTGTTTCTCTTTCATTTTCATATGTTTTATCTTGTTCTTGTTCCGTTGTTTCTTGCTGTTCAATTACAGCTTCATCTTTCGTTTCTTCGATATCAATATCCGCACCAGGTCCTGATGTATCTATATCAACCGTTTTCTTTTCTTCTTCTGGCATAGTTATCTCCTTCCTATGTTAAAACTCATGCAAGATGTCCTCTGGACTATCGATTGTTGCTAACACTTCATCGTCGTTTAGCAGACGCATCTCCCCACCTTCTATTTTGATTCGGCTACCCGCATATCTTGCAAACATAACCCAATCTTTTTCTTTGCACCATGGACCTTCCGGATACCTCTCCTTATCCTTGTAACATTGAGGACCCATAGCCATAACTAAACCTACTTGTGAAGCAACTTGTTGTCGCTCCAAAGTATCTTCAGCTAATATTACTCCACCTTTAGTTTTCTCTTTCATCTTGAAAGGTAAAACTAACATTCTCCAACCTGTTGGCTTTGGTAATTTTGGTTCTTCTTTTGTAGGTTTTACACCAACAAGTTTATTGTTTGGTGTTAAGATTGATGACTGTTCCTTTTTCATTTTGCTCCTTATCTTCTAGCAGGCTAGAGAGTTCCTGTTTAACTGCTTCTAATGCAGTTATTTGACCTATTATATATCTATACTTCTCCATATTGTCAATACCACCTGAAGTTACAGATATGGAGAGCGCTTGTGCTCTTGTATTAATAAATTTAATTAGACGATTTATGACGTTTTCTAATTGCATCTTTTCCTTTCCTTGCAATGGAAGCAACTTGGCTTTTACCCATAACTTTAGCCCGTTGTTCCATAACTGTTAGTATTTGTATTTTTCTTGCAAACGGTTTACTTATACGCTTGACTTTTGCAACTGTTGCTCTTGCATCTGCAGGAGTTGCAAATTTTATCTTAACTGTATCTTTAGGGTTTTCGTCAGTGTAAAGTCTTCTGTTGGACCCTTTGGGTTTTTTACCCGTTCCTTTTTTTGGATCCGCCATGTAAGACTCCTTTTAAAGTTTTTGCTTGAGCAGCATGTGTTTTAGATGCTTTTTGCAAACCCTTCATTACTTTTTTTATTTTTGATTTTGCTTTTTTCATTTAACATTTCCATCTTCTACGAGCTTGACGAAGTCTTGAATTAGGATCAGCTGCAGCTTTTGGAAATTTTTTCATTTGGCCGGCGCTTCTTGCGCAGAAGGACTTACGTCTCTTCGCAGCTTTTGATCCTGGCTTGACCTTGCCAGTGACCGCTGTTTTTAGTTTTGAACCGGGATTTTCTCTTCTATATCGGGCGACCCCAGCTTTTGTCATCCCTGCTCCAGACTTTGTAGATCTGAAATACTTTTTAGTTTTTGGTGGTTGTCTATCTTGTCTTCTCATTATGCTATTTTCTTTTTCTTTGCAAATGTTGCAGCTCTACTAGGTGTAGGGCCTGTATTTGCTTTTGCTTGTTTTCTTTTTACGGCACCCGCACGCTGTCCTTTAGACATTGCTCTTGCTTTTGCAATCGGTACACATTTAGGATAATTTTTTCTTTTTTCTCCACCACTTCTTCCACACTTTGGATATGATCCATCTGATTTTTTATTTGCAATGTCCACCCAATTTTGTTTGACCCATTCTCTTAACCCACCGCCTTTTGAATAATAAGTTCTCACTAGACACGACCACCTTTTAGATATTTCATTCTAGTCATATCTACAGTGCCGCCTCCCATTTTTTTAGATCTTTTCTTGCCACCTGGTGTGACTTTACCTG